ACACCTTTAGGAATAGAACTTCAGGCAACTGGTGAAAACGCTGGAACATGGGGAACTAAAACTAATACCAATTTATCATTAGTAGAACAAATTTCTGGTGGTTACATCGCAAAAAGTATTGCAGGTGGAGCACAAACAACTGCTCTATCAGTTAGTGATGGATCTACAGGTGCAGAACTTGCACACAGAATGATTGAGTTTACAGGTACAATTACAGGAAATCAAATTGTAACTATTCCAATTGATGTTCAAACTTTTTATTTTTTAAGAAATTCAACTTCAGGATCTCATACAGTTCAGTTTAAATATGCTTCTGGTTCAGGAGATTCTTTTACTTTTTCAGCTACAGATAAAGGTGATAAAATTGTTTTTGCAACAGCAAACGATGGTACAAATCCTGATATAGATACATTAGCTATTGGAACTGGTATATCTGATGTTGTTGATGATACTTCACCACAATTAGGTGGAGACTTAGATACCAATAGTTTTAACATAGCTTTTGATGATGCTCACGGAATTAACGATGAAAATGGAAATGAACAAATAGTATTTCAAACAACAGGTTCAGCTGTAAACCAGTTTGATGTCACAAACGCAGCAACTGGAAATGCTCCAAGTATCTCTGCGACTGGTGGGGACACAAACATAGATTTTGCAATTATTCCAAAAGGATCAGGTGAAATTAAAGTTGGTACAGGATCTGGAAATGCAACAGTTACATCTAGCGGAGCACATGATTTAATATTAGATACTAACTCAGGAACAAACTCTGGTAATATTACTATTACTGATGGTTCTAATGGAAACATAACTTTAACTCCAAATGGAACAGGAGATGTTGTAGCATCAGCTGATACTTTAACCGTTGGTGATGATGGGGCAGCAGCTACCATTAATTCTAATGGTGCAGGAACTCTTACTTTAACAACAGGTGGAGCTTCTGATTTAATTTTAAATACAAATGGTGGAACTAGTGCTGGAACGGTTACTCTTACAGATGGTTCAAATGGAGATATGACTTTAGCTCCAGATGGCACTGGTAGGGTAAAAATAACAAATGCTACATCTAGCTCAACACAAATCGCAACAACTGATGGAAAAGGTCTTGTCTTCTCCATGGTTTTCGGATATTAATCTAGAAGGAGAATAAAAAATGGCAACACCGAATCTTGTAAATATAGCAACGATCACACCTAAAAATGCTATGGGTAGTTTATCTGATACAAACAGAACTACTATGATTGACGTCCCTGCAGAAACTGCAGTAAGAATTGATACAATATTATTAGCAAACATTGATGGAACTAATGCTGTTGATGCAACAGTAGAAATTAGTAACGACAATGGTTCAACTTATTATAAAATTGCAAGCACTATTTCTGTGCCTGCAGATTCAACATTAGATTTAATTGCAAGACCAATCTACTTAGATGAAACTGATTTAATTGCTGTTACAGCCGGTGCTGCTAACGATTTAGCTTTTCACGTTTCTTATGTAGAAATGTTAGACTAGGAGATTAAATGCCAAAGATAATAAAATCAGCTAAAGGAACTTTTACAACAGCAGACATTACTATTGATTCTTCTGGAAGAGTAGTAACAGCTGCTACTGGTACAGCCGGTGGTGGAGTTGATGTAATAAAATTTTTTAACGACACAGGTGGAGCAACAGGAAACTATACTGCTAATCCAGGTGCTAACAACGCTTCAGCTTTTATAAGAGCCGGTGGCGGTGGCGGTGGAGGATTTGGTAATCCATTTAACAGACCAGGTGCACCGGGTGGAGATGGTGGATTTGGATATTTCTTTGCTCCTGTATCAGGAGGAACAGATTACGCTTATGCAGTAGGAACTGGTGGAGCTGGCGGTACTGCTTTTAACGATGGTCAAACTGGAGGTGCTTCTACGGTTGCTAACGTAGGAACTGCTAATGGTGGTCAAGGAGGACAAAGAGGCCAACAAAACTCACCGGGAGCACAAGGAAATAAAGGAACAGCACCAGGAGCACAAGTTGATTTTACTTCAAATGCAAATGGACCGGGTAGACTTTTATATGGTGATGATAAAGGAAGACTTGGTGAGGCTAATCAGTTTCCTACTACTGGACAATCAGGAGCACCAGGTTTCATAATATTGTATGATAACTCAGGAAGTTAATTATGACAAAATATGTTATTACAGATCCCGATGGAAATTACAAAAGAATATGTGAAGATGTTGAATCTAGAGATCATTGGATAAATACTTTTGCTGCTTGGGATCATAGTAATTACCAAGAAATATCTGATGAAGATTACGTTTTATTACAAAAAGGTGAAAAAAATTTTACATCACGAGAACCTGTTACTTTACCATTACAAGATGGAATAGAGGCACCTGTTGTTAAAGAGGATGTTGAAAATTTATTAAAAAGATTAATTGAAGAATTAGAGGGTGCTATAAAAGGTAATGCTAATCCTCCAGCTATTTGGACAACAAATTTAAATACATTAAAAGCTATTGATATAAGTTCTTTATCTTTTCCAATAACAGCATATGGCTGGGTTGACTGTTTAATTAAAAATGGTATACAAGTTCCATCTTCAATGGAATTTTAATATATAATTTTCATCGTCGGTAAAATTATGAATGAAAGAATAATTACTTTTTCTGCTCATGCGCTTGTGTTGTCAGATAAAACATTACATCCTCAACCTGCTAAGATGCATATACCTGATTGGTATAAAGCAGTTCCAAATCCACAATACCCATCTTTACAAAGAACAATTAAAGCATGTAAACCTTTTTTAGATAGCTTAACAGCAGGATACATTATTAAAAACACAGTAGATCAAAAAATTAATTTTAATGTTCCAGATCCTGATGGCAAACTTAACACTTGGGTAGAAATATCAAAAGATTTAGAGTCTATGGGTGATTTTATTAAAACTGTAGTAAATTTTAATAAAGGAGATGAGTATCATGATATATCTCAAATAGGAACAGGTTGTCCTTATGCACAAAAAAATAAAGGATTTGGTATTTATAAAATATTAAATGCTTGGACTGTGCATGTTCCAAAAGATTACGCTGTTCTTTATATGCCATTATTAAACAGACCGGAAGATAGGTTTGAAATTTTATCAGGTATTGTAGATGGACCTAATCCTTTACCCACTAATTTTCCTTGTTATTTTAAGAAACAAGGGACTTGGGTTTTAGAAAAAGGTGAACCTATAGCAGCAGTTTTTCCATTTAAAAAAGAAAACTGGAAAATGAAGGTTTCGGAAAAAACAGAGTTTGATCACACACTTACGTCTTTTAGATATGCGTCTAAATTAAGAAAATGGTACGAAGACAAATTATGGAAAAAAATTAAATGGAGTTAAAAAATCTAATAGGACAATATACATTATTAACTCCTGAATTAGTTTCTGTTTTTTTAAAAACTTTTCATAATGTAAAAGAATTTACACCTGCAGAAGTTACAAATCAAAAAGGTCAAGGTGTTAATTTAAATCACAGAGTAGTTCAAAACTATCCTATAAAATGTGGTCTTGATATAAGTTTAACCGAAACACATTGGTTTAATTTTATTGGACTTTTATTACAAAGAAAAATAGAAAAATATAATGAAGATAAACAAGTTCATTATACACCTACTAGACTTTTAGAACTTACACTTTTAAAATATGAACAAGGAGGTTTTTATAAACCTCATGTTGATAGTGGTATGATTCATAGAGAACTTTCAGCAATAGTATTTTTAAACAATGATTATGAAGGGGGTCATTTACAGTTTTTTGAACCTAACCACAAAGATTTAATTTTAGATATAAAACCAGAAATAGGAAAAGTTGTTCTGTGGCCAAGTAATTTTTTATTTCCTCATCAAGCAACTCCTGTTACAAAAGGCACACGATTTGTATTAGTATCATGGATGATTTAAAAAAATATATTTATATAAAAAATCTTTTATCAAAAAGTGAAAGAGATTTATTATTTAATTATGCAAAAATATATAATGTAAAAAATAAATCAAAAAAAGGTTTTTGCAAACAAACACCTTTAGCAGAAACTTTTCGTCATGGGGATCCTGTAACTGATGCAATAGTGTGGTCTAGAAAAAAAAGAATAGAAAAAGAAGCTAATCTTAAATTAATTGAAACATACTCTTATTGGAGACTGTATAAAAAATTTTCTAGTTTAAAAAAACATGTAGATAGAAAGTCTTGTGAGATTACTGTTAGTATAAATGTTAAAGCTGATTTAGAATGGCCTCTTTTTATAGATGATGAAAAAATAATTATTGAGCCTGGAGATGGAATATTATATTTTGGTGGTAAACATTGGCACTGGAGAGAAGAATATCAAGGAGACTATGCCTTAAAATTATTTTTACATTATGTTCTTGCAGATGGTGAGTTTACAGAATATAAATATGATAAAAGAGAAAGTTTAGGAATGAATAATATAGAGGAACCTTATGCATTTTAGATGGAATGATAATAGTTGTGAAATAGTTTTTTCTAAAAAAGAAAGAAAACTTGTTAAAGAAAAAGGAATAGTAACAATTGATTATAGAGATGGCAGAAATTTTGTAAATGTCTTAGCTAGGATTGTTGGTGAAATTCATGTTAAATATAAAGAAAGCAATGGAGGACTTGGTAGCAAATCTAACTATGATGAAAATTTAATAAGTAACGATGATGCAAAAGTTAGATTAAAATAAATTTTATGCAAATGAATTTATTTCAGATTCCAATTTACATCTGTAATATAGATGTAAATAAAATTAAGATTAATAATAAAGATTTTAAAAAGACTTGGTTTTCAAAAACCCTTAGTTCTCACAACTTTCCTAATCAACTTGAAGAAAACGATACAATATATTTATTACAAACAATTGCTAAAGAATTGTCATCTAATATTAAAGAAGCTTTTCATATTAAACTGCACAGTATTTGGGAAAATATATATGGTAAAGACGATTATCAAGAAAAACATGTTCATCCTGGTTCACACTTTTCTTTTATAATTTACAAAGATGTAAAAGAATCAAATACAGTTTTTATTAATCCTGCAGATAAATTAATAGCTAGTTATTATTCTGATCCAGATATAAAATTATTTAATTTAAGTTTTATACCAGAGTGTCGTTCAGGACAGATGATTATATTTCCTAGTTTTTTAGAACACATGGTTTTAAAACATAGCAACTCTGTTACAATAGCAGGCAATGTTATTATAGAGGCACACAAGCAAAAAATTCAATCTTGAGCTTTTAAACACTAGAAATCTATGATATTACGTGTAATATTAGAAAAAAAGGATCCTTATGTTACAAAAAATAGGTTTTCAACCAGGTATTAATAAACAAATTTCAGAAACCACAGCAGAGGGTCAGTGGGTAAATTGTGATAATGTTAGATTTAGATATGGTACACCTGAAAAAATAGGTGGTTGGAAGCAATTAGGAACAGATGATTTAACAGGAGCTGTAAGAGGACTACATCACTATGTTAATAGTTTAGGTAGAAAATACTCTATCATAGGATCAAACAGAATTTTGTATGCTTTTTCTGGAGGTGTGTTTTATGACATACATCCTATTAAATCTACAACAACGCTTACAAGTGCGTTTAGCACAACTAACGGATCACCAACAGTTACAATAACTTTTTCAAGTTCACATGGCATATTAAAAGATGACATTATATTATTAGATAATTTTTCTACAATCACAGGATCTAATTTTGGTGCATCTGATTTTGATGATAAAAAATTTATGGTAACATCTGTGCCCTCAGCTACGACTTTAACTATAACAATGCCATCAAACGAATCTGGATCTGGTGCAACAACATCAGGTGGTATTAGAGTTCAACATTATTATACTGTAGGTCCAGCAGTGCAAGCAAAAGGTTTTGGTTGGGGTTTAGGATCATGGGGTGGTGAAGAAGCTGGAGCAGTAACTACTACTTTAAATGGTGCAATTAATAATTCTGTTACAACTCTTACATTGACTGATGCCTCTCAGTTTCCAAGTTCTGGAACTAATTTTATTATTATAGGGTCTGAAGAAATTTCTTATACTGGTGTTAGTGGTAACACTCTTACTGGTTTAACAAGAGGAGTTGCAGGAACAACAGCAGCATCTCATAGTGATGGAGCGACAGTTACAAACTCAACTGATTATATTGCATGGGGTGAAGCTGCATCAGGTGACTTAGTTATTGAACCAGGAATGTGGTCGTTAGATAATTTTGGTGACAAAGCAATTTGTTTAATTCATGATGGTGCTGTATTTGAATGGGACTCTAGTCTATCAAATGCAACTGCAACAAGAGCAACAATCATATCAGGTGCACCGACAGCATCAAGACACATGTTGGTATCCACACCAGATCGTCACTTAGTATTCTTTGGAACAGAGACAACAATTGGTGATACATCTACACAAGATGATATGTTTATTAGATTCTCGGATCAAGAAGATATAAATACTTATACACCTACAGCAACTAATACAGCTGGCACACAAAGATTGGCCGACGGATCA